TGAATCGGCGACCTTTTCGAGGACATCCCTGAGGATTAACTTCGCTATTACGCGGATGCAATTCCACCTCGTTCCTCCGATGTAGATTCCGCCTGAAATATACATCTTACAGTGACCTTCGTGGCACTGACATGAGCCTTCATTGGCTTCGAGTGATGCTTTACCTTTACTGGTGAGGAACTTCTGACATTTCATGTTGTCGTGAAGTTCGACGTAATCCTTGACAATTTGGGTTAATTGTGACTTCATGATTTTACCTCGCTATAGACAGCGTTTGTTAATTTCATCAACATTAACGTATTTAAGTGAAGAAACACATACATTAATTATGAAGATTTGTAATAACTGCAACAAAGAATTACCATTGACTGCGTTTCATCGTAATAAAAGTCATTCAGACGGTAGAGAAAATGTCTGCGCAGCGTGTCGCAATGAACAGACGAAGCAATGGCGTTTAACATCGCCCAAAGCAAAATATTCCGAAGCGTCTTATACACGATTAAAAGATTGGCGGTCGAAACAGTCACCATATAAACTATATGCAATGGCTGTTATCGGCGCTAAACGTCAGAAGAAAACATTCGATGTAGTTATCACTGTCGATGAACTTTCGGAAATGGCTTCTGACACGAGTATTTGTCCTATTTGTGGCGTAACGTTGGATTACACACCATTAAAAGGACGGCTATTTGATAATTCTCCATCGTTAGATAGAAAAGATAACGGCGACGTGGTAACTAAAGACTCCTGTTGGATAATCTGTCATAAGTGCAATCGTACGAAGTCAAATAGGTCGTTGAAAGAGTTCGTTGAATATATGGAACACGCCTTGCGTTCGCTAAAGAGTTCAATTTAACTTCGGTGCGCTTCACGTATCCTTTAAATAACTTTATTAATACGTGCGCGCGTTCTGACATCGACGTTGATTTAGAAGCGGCTATCCTTGATTTTGCCGTCGTAAACTGCGAATCCAAGATTCTCGCCAACGGATGAGTAGCGATATACTCCGCCCTCTGAGATGCGAAGGATGCTTCCCTGACACATTTCGTTGCCGCGTGAATCTACGGCGACGAGATCGACGAATCCATCGTGCTGTACGAGTTTGAGAAAGACGTCTTTGTCCTTCTTTTCGGGTTGAATACTTTGAGGCTCATGGTTTACTCCTGACTTTCCGTAGAAAGCCGATTGAATACGACGGGATGAACCGTAGTAGTTCGCTGATTGTCGAACACGTATTCGCGTTTGAATAAAGAGTATATAAAGGGTTTATATGCTGATTTTCCTTCACGTCGGAGACATTGATTCTTAAATTTTCTTAAAATGTCCTACACGTAAACTATGGAGCATAAAACAGAGGGCATGCAAAGGGCTAAATGTCGAAAGCGCGTCAATTTGTCAGTTTTTAACCACCGTTTCCACTGGAGTTTTGCCTTTGAAAGCGTGTCCAGATTTCGATTTACTCGATTTTGCGGGCTTTGAATTTTTCAGCGGTTCTCATAGGAATTAACTTTTTACAGCGTTTTTCCTAATCATCGACCTTGCAAATTTTTCACGTTATACACTAACGAGAAAAAACGAACACACGCCGGATGAACGGCAGTAACTTCACAATGTGAACTACGAGTGCGTTCCAGTGGAAATGATTTTAAAGATGGTAATAACCATCTGAATCAATAGGTAAATCACCGTAATCTTCCTCCTGACTCATTTGTTTAACCGCCTAAGTTCGTCGATGATGTTCGTCAGTTCCATTTCTCGCTCGTCGCCCATGTAAAGGGTATCCCTGACATCCTCTAGGCGTTCGATGATATTTGACATTTGAAGTGTCATATCTCTATTACCTCCTGAACTTTTTTCAGCCGCTTCGCTCCTCGACCAGGCGTCCTCTTAACGATGTCACGCTTGGGTGGTGTGCGTAGGGTTTTAACCTCTTGCACATCGGGGTTCTCATGGAGTATGCTACCGTCTTTATCGGTGATGCTCATGACGTTTGAAAGGTTCACTGCACGACTGTTGAAGTAAACCTTACCGCCCTTGATACTATAGCGGTGGCATTTATACATAGCCACGGCTGTTTTAATTCGGATATATTTATCCTCCAATTTAATCACACACGATTAAATCAGTTTGGTCACGTGCCCGCTTCATTCCTGCAATATCGCGCTTTAACTCTTTTATACGCGATTCGTAGTCGTCAATCTGTGCATATGCAGCGCGGATATTATCATTCATGATGCACCTGCATAGCGTTCTCGTTGCGTATCTCATCTGCACGCTGTAAGAAGTTAATTAACTCCGTGTTCTGTAGGTCTTTCTTCGTTAGTAAGAACTCATCACGCTTTGCCATAAAATTCCTCTTACCCCTTTATTAGGGGCTACGAGAACGACTACGTTTGACCGTAGCCTTTCCCCACATTAACGCGCATGGAGCGTCATGTGATAGTCGCACGCTCACCCATACACGTATATACGATTCATTCGACGTTGTTCTCGTCATAGTCGGCTAGGGGCTTTAACGAGAACTCCGACGACAATTCATTCGGACTTCTCTCTGGCGGGATTACAGTTTTATCACCGTTATGCAGGGCGATGGTTCGACGTTATTAGCGTCTGCTCATCACCGATGCTACCCGCCTGCTACAGGACTGGAACGACGGCGCGATTGAACGCGCTCGACTATCAACGAAAGGTTTACTCCCGAACTCCCTACGGTCTAACGACGTAGCCCAACGACAAAAGCCATTGAAGCACAGACGTTCTCGCCTCGTTCATTACGGGAGCATTGACTGTCGCTTTCTGACGTGGCTCTGACGTTGAATAGCCCGCGTTCGTTGATTGACGAACACCGACTTCTCAGACGTGGTTGCTCTCGAAGAATCGACGCTGCCCTTTGAATAGCGAGGGCGATTTGTCAGGCGTTGATTCGACGTTATCGACTTATCGCCACTGGCGTTTAATAACGTCTTATGGTGGCGTGCATTTACGTCATACTCGACGACTTTCACGACGATAATCTCGTCGTTGCAGTCCTGCTCAACCTCTTGCTCCGTCGCACAGCATCCGAGGATTTCGGTAATCATGCCGTGCCCATCGCCATTTGCGGGGCGTTGTGCTGCATCGCAGCCATACTCTGTTTGTTGCGAAAGTATTTAAACCTTCGCTTTCACGTCGGAAGTCCGCCCTTTGAAAGGGTTGCTATCCTTCGCGTTTACTGGTGGTGTGAAGGACGAACCTACACACCTATACCCTCTAACGGTAGTGAGCCGTATTATCGTCAGAGAAAGGGTAGGGATTATCGTCTTAAGGCTATCCTGCCATGAGCGAACTTATCCCCATTCTCGTACTGTCTGAATACGCTCTCTATTACGTACGTATTTACGTAGCGTACTGCATTAGCGCGTGTACGTAGGGGAATACGCACGACAGATGGTACGTCGTTAGTCCTCATCTGTCCTGCCTTCTGGTTTTGGTCAGCGATTTTTTGCATGATACCAACTTGGACTCGGAAGTATTTAAACCTGCCGGTCTCGTCTGAGCCACTGACGTGTCCGACGTGTTTGTCGTCTGAGTCACCCCGAAGCACAGACGGTTTCTCCGACGAACCTCGGACACCCCGAAGCCCACGTCGAACAAAACCCACTTTCCCACCTGACCACGACGTTCGGTTTTACTCCCTCAGGCGTTACCAGACGGTCACTGACGGTGCGCGCCCACCCCCCACCGACGAAGCCCACAGACGAGCCGAACGCGTGCGCGTTACCCTACGCTATGGCGTATGCCTGGAGTTATTTATATTATTAATATTTATTTTCCTTATCCCATAGCATAAGACAATTATGCTTTCTCCGACGTGCGTCAGGACGTGCGTGTGTGCGCATGCCCGCCTGTGCGCCCGCCTGTGTGCGCCTGCGCCCACGCCTGCGCCTGCCTGCGTGTGCGGGTGCGTGTGTGCGCGTATGTGCGCGTATGTGCGCGCGCGAGGCGAAAAATCGGACGCATCCGGGCCTCTATATATATAAGCAGCCCTCTACGCAAAATTTTTCAGAAATTTCAACTCTCCTCCCTCGTGCACGACGTAGATAATATTAACCAATCCATATAAATGCAGGGAAAACGTTTAAATAATAGAGACTTACTATGACCGAAAACATATGCAAATACTGTATCCACGCTGGAGAGCCATACTGTCTTGGCGACCACGAGGTAGTTGATTGCAGGATCCAGGCGGTTACTCTAAACGGCTTCCCATACTCGGCATCTCACGCAACCTGTAGTCAGGGCGCTTGGGAAGGCGAGGAGCCAGTGGATGAAGAAGAACAGTATAACCCCAAGAACGATCTGAACAACTATATTACTGTGCAGCAACCAGATGGCACGGTTCTTACTATGTATATACCAGATACTATTGTTCTATTATACAACCAGAACAAAGAACTGGCACAAGAACTTGAATACTTAAAGAGGCGATCCCTGTGGCATCTAATAACGCGCTCGTAGAACAAAGAAACGAATGTCCAATGTGTAAGAACCCCAAACTTGGAGAACGCTGGACAAACGCAGTTCTTTCGGGCGAGAAGACATCCGTGGACGCGGCATCAGCGCTCAAGATGTCCATCGAGGACGTAGACACTCATGTTTACAAGCACACGCAAACCCTCGTCAAGATGGTGGCGCCGACTCGTGACAAGGAATATTTCCTCATTCAACTCGATGACATCAACTGCAAACTTCAAGAAGCCCTTGAAGAAATAATGTTCAACCCCGAACTTGACACGCGCAAACTCACAAGTCTAACCAAGGAGATCCGTGAAACCCTCAAACTGCTCGCTGAAGTTGCTGGTGTTATCGGAGCAGACAACAGTGCGGCTATGGCTCGCAATCTCACAGAGATGCAGCAGAAATACCTTACGCTCACGGGGCTTATACTCGAAGTTGCATGCCCGGTGTGCCAGCAGAAGATCGTCGAACGCCTAAAGGGTGAGATGCATGCGGAGAAGAAAGATGAAAAAGAAACTCTCTGAATACGGAATCCTCTATTCGGCACACATGACGAAGGCTGAAACCCTCGCCGCCATAGATAAAATGGAGAAAGAACATGGCAGTCAAAACCAAAATCAGTCGTGAAGAGTTTGACACCAAGGATGGCTACGAATACGCCTCCACTGTTCTCCGTATGCGCAACGATCCCATCTGGTTCCTAAAGGAACACTGTGGGGTCGAACTCTTTCCAGTGCAGGAAGAGATGATGCGGGAGTTCTACCGCAACAAATACAATCCCTCACTGACCCCTTATAAGCACCTGATACTTGCGCTCGGCATGCGTTCGGGTAAAACAGCCATGAGTGGTATGTTTGGTGCAATCGAGATGATGGACATCTGTACAATCTCAAATCCATCAAAGCACTACGGCTTACTTAAAGGACAAGGTATCGCGCTTCTCGCTCTTGCCACATCTCTCGATCAGGCATTGGAGGGAGTCTATGGTAATACTTGTAACCTGCTCGAAGGATCCGACTTCGTACAATCATGGATGGACTTTAAGTTTAAAACTGATACCATCGAGTGCATCGATAAGAACGTCTTCTTTAAGGCGCTCGGATCATGGGCATCTACAGCAGTTGGTCGTTCAGCCAAAGCAGTCTTCTTTGATGAACTGGATAACTTCGAGGATACAACCAGCAAACGAGGTGCTGTTGAGGTTTATAGCCGAGTTATCAAGGCAACTGATACTCTCGGAAGTGATGGTCACACATTTGCTCTGTCGTCGTTAAAATCTCCGACGGGTATTATGATGAACCTCTGTAAGGATGCAGAGGATGAGAAGCGCCGTTATGGTGATCTTTGTCGCTCACTCGCGTATATTCGTCCTACATGGGAAGTAAATCCTCATTTCACTAAAGAAGATCTCATGCGTGAACACGAAGGTAACCTCGCAGCATTCTGGCGAGACTTCGGGTGTCAGCCGTCGATCTACAACTCACTCGCATTCCCCAACGGTGTAGTGCTTGAGCCAATGACGAACGTCTTGCACACGCCACCTATCTCCTGTGATAACCAACCATATCGTGTGATGGCAATCGACCCAGCAGTTAAGAAGGATGCCTTTGGTATCGCCTGCGGTTATCGGGCTGCATCTGGTAAGATTATTATTGATGGTGTGCACAAGTTCACCAAGAAAGAAGGAAACATCATGATTATGCCGTCGGAAATCGACGCTTATCTCAATCGTGTTCTCCCAACATTAAATATTAAAGTATTCTTATATGATACGTGGATGTACCCTCATATCCTTGAGAACGTCATGAAGCGTGGAATTAAATTAGAACAGCACATTGTAAACCATAAGAGTTACGAAGCATGGCTGGATCTCGAATCAAACAACCGTCTCTCCGTTGTTTATAGCGACGATCTTCGTCTTGAATGCGATAAACTCGTCGTATTCCCTGGAGCAAAGCCTAAGGTCGATCACCCTAGCACTGGTTCAAAGGATATGGCTGATTGTTGTGCCAATTGTATAGAGTATCTTCATGATAATAAAATATCAACCGCTCCAAAAATATCAGGACTTAGGGGATTCTAATGAGAAAGCGAGCAACCAGTTGCACAAAATGTGGAGCAGAGTTAGATAATAAAAATTATTCAATTTGTAAGAAATGTCTAGCAGATTATGGAAGGGATTATAGACTCGCTAGATTTTCAGACAAATCACGTAGAGTACGTGCATGGGCAATCTCTACATTGGGAGATCATAAACGAAAAGGATTTAATGTATTGATTACAGTTGATGAATTATGCAAATATGCTATGACAATAGATAACTGTGAATATACAGATGAACCATTAAACTGGTTTTCACAGGGAAGACCCACTGCAAATTCTCCTAGTTTGGATAGATTGAATAATGAAGATGTATTAAATATTGATAATATAAGAATAATCTCATATAAGATGAATGCAATGAAGCGTGATCTTACATTTAAAGATTATATAAAACATTGTAAATTTATGGTAGATAAGTTCGGAGATAGTTAAAATGAAAGTCGATTATGGTCTTATTACGGACGAAGTTATTAAGGAGTTTCCCGACCTGAAGAGGCAGGAAGCAGTAGTGTATGAAATTGTGAAAAAGGTTGCATTATGTTATGGGAAGGCATTGAATGACACGCAAATCTCCAGTTAAGAAGGAAGTTGTTAAGGTGGAACACCACCAATTTATGAACAACGATGCAAACGCCAACACTGCACCGAGTGCTAATAAGGTAGTCGCAGCACAGATGACTACTGCAAACCTGAATAACTATATCGCTAAGATGTCGAATTTCGACGCTCTTAAGGATGATCAGGTTTTCGAGCAGATGTATAAGCATGAAGGAGATATCGGTTCTGGTATTGACCGTGTATCTACCCTCGTATCAGAATCCTTTAAGGGTGTTTATACAAAAGATGTTGGTGTAGAACTTGAAGCGAATGAGGCTGCATGTCTCGCCGATGCAAAGAAGATTTATGAGTCGATGCGTGTAGATAATCTCGCCGAGTCTTATTCCGAAGTTATCATGAAGAATGGTAATCTCTATATCGACTATCGTGACAAACTCTCGCCATCAATTCTTCCAAATCAGTATGTTACTTTTATTCCCGACATGAAGTATAAAAACATGTCTTCACAGATGCTCTTTACGGATCCAAAGTATCTTATCGTCAATGAAAGGCTCGATCCGAAGTTTGAGAGCGAAGTTATTAAGCGTGAGGAATATATCCACGTTAAATACAAAGATACTCCAGTAATGGCATTCGACAATCTCAATCGTCAGACGTTTGGTATCTATTCAATCTCGCCACTGCACAGATGTATTATACCCGTCTGGTGGAAGCGACAGATGCTTATGATTGATACTCTCCTTCGTTCAAAATTAGTTCCGAAAGAACACCACCAGATCTTGTCTGATATGTTCACTCTTGATAACTACTCAGGAACCGTCGAGGAGCAGCATGCGAAACAGGCAGCAGACGTTCAGGTATTCATCTCGAATTATATCAAGGCTATCAAGGAACAGGCTGTCGATCAGGGATATGTTACGCTCGATACCATTGATATTAAGAGTATCAGTAGTGACATGAAATATACCGAGCCAAATGATCTCATCAAACAGATTCAGGGAGATATCTATACTGGTCTCAACGTTCCATCCTCAATGGTTAATGGTAAGGACGCTGGATCCTATGCTTCTGAACTGGTGATATCTAATTACGTCTCCTCAAAGGTTATTCAACTCGCAAAGAAAGTCAAGTATGTAATTCTCCAGATGATCCGTGACAGGCTCTTATTAATCAATGCCAGTTACCCAGTTGAGATCATTGATATCAAGTTGGAACTTACGCTCGCAATGAGCAAACTCGAAGCATTCCGTCAGTTATCCTTGATGGTGGCTGCTGGTGTGTTCACGATGGACGAAATACGTGCAGCGGTTGCCTACGAAGCACTCACTGAGGAACAGAAAGAACTTGTGATCTCCACTGGTAAACTCGTTATGGGTACTCCTGATACAATGACCGAAGATGGCATCGAAGGAGTTCCTGTAGCACCAGGCGGCCCGAACGTTGGCTCAACTGCTAATAATGTCGCAGCAGACTCAGCACGAGGTGGAGATGGTGAGGATGCAGAGTATCCTGACACCGAGTCAAGTAAACAATCTCACACTCGTGATGCCTCCGAAGAAATTCTGAGGAACAAATAACAACTATTATTTATTTAAGTAAGGAAAAAGAATATATAGGAGTAGTGTTTGGTGATATTTATGCTTAACTCTGGGAATATCCTGTGGGTCAATTCCACTAACCTCAAAGTTAATGGCGCAGCAATCACTAAAGGTGAATGTCGTTCGGCGGAAGGTAAAGAGTTTAACTTTACTGAACCTCTGATGAACAAGATCCTTTCTCATTTCAATGAAGCCGTTCCTCTTAAGATAGAGCACGGTGATACCCCGGAAGTAGGTCGTGCATATAAACTTGGATTTGATCCCAGTTCCAAGAATATTCCCTTTGAGGGGCATGTCTACGGCGATGATAAACGTCGAGTTATCGAATCTTATGGATATAACAAGATTAGTCCAGAGATCGACTTTACTTTTGATGCGGAAGGGAATCCCATTGATGGAGTCATAACTGCTCTTGCTTTTGTTAAGGTTCCTGCTATGGATGGAACCGAAGTTAATTGTCAGAAAATGACTTTCAGTGCGCCATCAACCGATAGAGGTAGTGAAGATATGAAACAGGAAGGAATTATGGTTTTTTACCCGAAGGGTGCTACCGTTAGTATTCCGAGTGAATCGACTGTCAGTGATAACCTTATCATGACTACGACCACCGGAACTGCAACTTCCACTGCAATTGGTATGACCAGTTCAAGTGGTACGGTTACTCCTTTGGTATCCCCGTCTCTCATGCCTGCAAATTTTGAAGCAGATCTTGAGAAGTACAAAAAGATGAGTGCGAATTTCGAGGCTGAAGTAGTGGCTCTTAAAGATACTACTGCTGCATTAGAGACAAACGTCACTGATCTCAACGCACAGTTGAATGACTACAAGACCAAGGTAACTAGTCTTGAAGCGGAAAACAACTCTTTCATCCAAGAAAAAGCGGATGCGGTTGTCGCTGAACTGAAAACTATGGGCTTTAAGTCTCCCGAGACTATTGCAGCAGAACTCCCTGTTAAGCAGCGGATTGAAGTTCTTAAACAGATGAAAAGTAATTTCGTTATCAATGCTCCAGCAGAAACTCCGACCAATCCAGTTGAAGTTCCCAAGGGTGAACTCTCTGTACGTGAGAAGGCTATTGCAGCGATTCCAGAAGAACTTAGAAAGTATATTAATTCAGGTGTTTAATTATGTCAGGCGGATTTTTAAATGGTATCGAGTACCCCGGCAAGGCAATGACTGCGCACTCCGCAATCACGTACCCCGGAACTCTTGTAAAGATTTACACTACTGAGGGAGAAGTCGAACTCTGTGGTGCAGGTGACTTCCCCGATGGCTACGTCCACATGGGTTCAATCTCGATGGCAACTGGCTCGCCCGTTGCAACCGCAGGAGCCAAGGTCGCAGTTAAGGGTCTCGTTCCCGGAACTGTTATTGAGGTTCCGCTGCTCGCTACTAACGCTGCAATCGCCGTTGGTGACGAACTTGAGACTGTCGCAGGTGGTCTCGTGGACAAGAAGAATGGTGCTGGAGAAATCATCGGTAAGGCTATGGTCGCCGTTGATGCATCTGCTGGCGCAGGATCGTATGTAAAAGTTTGGGTAGCACAGAGGACTGCTGCTGCATAAGGTGATTAACATGGCAAAATACAACTTCAGTGGATACAATACTTCAGAGCCCGACGCACTTCGTGCAGTTCTGACTACCGAGATTGTCTATAATCTCGCAGATACTATGTTTGTTGGAGGTCTGCTCATGCCGACCACGACCACGCCGAACCTTACCTACAAGTTCTCCACTCCTACTATCAATCAGTTTGAGATGGAAGAGATTGTTGAAGGTGCCAAGGCGGATCTGTCCGACTTCCAGTGGTATAACAAGTTCCTCGAACTCAAGAAGAACCAGGTTCGTTATATCATCGACGATGAGGTCAAGGCAATCGAGCAGGGCACTGAGCAGGAGATGCTTAACGCACAGTACTCCGCGCAGGCTCTCGCCTTCAAGAAAGACCGCCAGATCATGACTACTGTCACTGGGGGCGCTTATAACACTGTAGCAGCCGATATGGTTTGGAATGCAAAGGCAAGCCAGCCACAGGACGACATTCTCAATGCAATCGCAAAGATTGTTGATAACACTACCATTACCGACTCAGATCTTAAGAACATGGTTCTTCTGTATCCCGCGAAGGTCTTTGGACAGTTAAGCAAGCCGATTCAGATCGGTGAAATTCAGCAGTCTGTTGAGGAGTGGATTGGTGGCAAGGGTATTAAGATCGCGTTCACTCGCGCACTGACGACCTCTGCAATTCTTGGTATTAACACTCCCCGCATGGGTAGGCACATTGTGCACGATGGATCCAAGATCCCCGGCGCAGAATCCTGGCGTGAGGTCGGTGTTGGTCAGGGTAACCTTATTACTCAGTACTTCAACACTGGAATCATCCCCTACGAAAATGGTCAGACTACCTCGAAATATCTCTGTACGATTACTGGGGTATCTACCTAATAATTTTTTTTACTATGAAGTGTATTCATTGTAATGAAACTAAAGAATTGTCAGAGTTTTATAATTCTGATTTAAAGTGTAGCAATTATGTGTGTAAAAGTTGTCGAAGTAAAATTTCAAGACATAATTATACAATAAACAAGAATGCAAACCCAGACTTACATAGAGAAATGAGAAAGGAAATTTATAATAGATGGAAACAGAAAAATCCTAAATATAGTTGGGCGCATACAACGAGAGACAAACATAAAAGAAATGGATATGATGTAAAGTTTACTACAAAGGAATTAGTAAATTTTATTAAAGATATTAAAGTATGTCCTTATTGTGGAACTGAATTTGATTTTTCAGTAAATCCAAATAAATCATTGAGTCAAAGACCTACTTTAGATAGAATTGATAATGAACAGATTATGACATTAAAAAATATACAAGTGTTATGTCATAGTTGTAATACAATGAAGGGTCAATTCCCACATAATAAATTTTTAGATAAAATTAAACTAATTTTAAGTAGGTGTAGTTATGGCGATTGATTTAGCAGCATTAATTTTAGACGTACAAGTAAGTCTTTCAGATATTCCTGATAATTATGCTACAGACGAGCAACTGTACGATAGTATCAAAATGGCAAAGGGCTATGTTGATTCGATTAAGGACATCGATGCAACGGAAAGTTTAGAGAGGCAGGCAATTCGATCACTTGCAACCTACTTCGCTTACGTGAACTATACCAGTCTCGTAGAACGTACTCGTGGTCAAGTTAATCAGGCATCGTCAATTAAGTTAGCCGCCCTCCAAAGAATCGCCGTTGGTTTTCTTCGACGGATCACGACTCTTCGCATAAATGATGATACAACCGTAGACCAAGAAGGCGCCGGAAGAAAATGCGGTGGCGTTGGTTTAACGTATTCAGTTATAGAATCCTAATATCTTTTTGTATCATATGAGAATCTCTGTTTCTCTGCTCTACTAGAGCATAATAAGGGTCTAGTGCGAATAATTAATCCTATTGTTAGTAATTGTGGGTGAGGTATGTTTCGTATCAAGTTTAGACCTAATAGGAAATTAAAAAAATTAATTGATACAAATTTTAATAACTCCTCAATTCAACCAATGATGAAACGAGTTGAAGATGAGATATTGAAGTACTGGAAACAGAATATCTATACGTATTTTGATGCTCGTTTGAGTCTTGGTTATACCAATACAGGTCAGATGGGTGACTCATTGTTAGTTCAGACTAAAGGTACTAGCATAAATATGTTCATGCTTCCAATTCACAACGAAAGAACTCAATGGATTAAAATGGACTTTCCGAGAATGCCATCATTTTCTAGTAAGTTCTCTTTCTCCCCAATATCAATGCCTAGTGCTGGTATGGGTAGACAAATGGATATCGATTATGGTAAATTAATGAGAGAGGGTTTTAGTCCATCTCCGGGAGCATATGATCCATCAAAAGATTGCCGTGTCAGAACTGGTAATCATCCTGGTTATGATAAGACTACACGATGGGATCCTTGGTCTAAAGATTTTATAGGCGCAGTAAAACAAATTGTAGCCGATGAATGGATGAAGGAATTAAAGGCGGCAGGTGTATCATTAGTAAAGCCGTGGCGAGTTGATATTGTAATATGATTATCGCTGACATTGCAAAAGCACTACAGTCACATAAATATAAAGTAGACACAATGTTCGTCAATAAGGAAGGCCCAGATCACGTATCAGTCGTCCTCGGTGGTATTGATCCGATGCTTGAAACAGGCTCGACTTACCTTCCCGAAATTGAAGTACATATAGTTTTCTTTAAAACTGATGGAGATGAAATCGTCGAACAAGTAAAGGATATCATAGAAATAGTTCATGAAGATGTAGTCCTTACTAACTATCATCACTTTCGGTTTGATAGTATAGATATTAATGCAACAAATAACGACATTGAAGTAACAATGGTTATAAAATATAGGGATGTGATTAATCTTGGTTAATTATGTAAAGGTTGGAACTGAATCAACATTCGGAACTCATGTTACCACGGCTGGTATCACTGTGTCCGACGTATCGCTCGATATTGATCGCTCTCTTATGATTGAGGAGAATATTGATAACTACATCGCCGCAACTGCGTATGGTGGAGCACTCAAAGTATCAGGAACCATTGAAGGAACTGTTCGTCCAAAGCAACTCGAACTCTTCCTGAAGTCTTTCATGGGAGATGCTACTGGGCCATATACGTTCGGTGTTCCCACGTCGATGTCAATTGATATCGGCGAGGAACTGATGAATCAGGAAACTCAACTCGTTGGTTGTGGTATTTCTAAACTTTCTCTGAAGTTCGCAGCAAAGGAGTTTGCTACTTTCACCGCAGATTTCTTCGCAAAGAACTACTCGCTTACTACTTTCTCGGAGCCAACTACCGCTGCTGAGGATCCAGCGATCTTCTACAACGCATCGCTCTCAATTGGTGGAACCGCATCCACTGAGATTAAAGAAATTACTCTCGATATGGATCGTAAACTCGACGATGACAATTTCGTTCTCAACGACTATACGCTTCACCGCCTTGCTCGTACTGGTGTAACTTCCGTCACTGGAACTATTACATTCACCGAGATGGCGTTTGATGAGTATAAGCGTGCAATCACTGGTAGCACGACTGGTACTGCCGTAGATGCTAATAACACCGTGGGAAGCGTGGCGCTAATCATTACATGCACTGGCATGACTGGAACTACATCACTTACGATCTCTCTCCCTGTATCAGTTTATGGCAAGGGTGGAAAGAAGATTTCAAAGGTTTCAGAGATTGAGAAAACAGTAGACTTCACTGCAACTGGTAGTGGTGTAACATTCACGGTGGCTGCATAATATGGCAATGTATTTTGATATCGAGACTCCAAGTGGAGTCGTAAAGGTAAGGAAACCAATGGGGCGTATGGGTACGCTTCATCTTGGTATTATTACCAAGTTTATGCCTGCAAACAAGAAGGCTGAAGGAGATCCACTTTCTCCGATGGAACAGGAACGTATTGGACAGGGTTTTGAGGAATGGGCAGCAAGAGTTCTTCCTGGCATTCTCGTCTCATTCACACCAAAAGGAGAACCATCTCCGCTTCCTGTTGTAACCATCGACGATCTCTCTGGCGAAGACCAGTATGGTATCTTCCTTGCTATCTGTTCGACTATGGAAAAGTCTGACGGATTCTTTCGGATTCTTTAAACCAGAATTAAAGGTTGCATTGGGTTCGCTTGCCAAAGATACTGGCAATCGGCCATCAGATTTAGTTTCTTGGACTGATGAAGAAGATTGGTTTAACAGACTAATGTTTGATTTTAATATAATGAATGCATATCACGACGCAGAAAATAAAGCAATGAAGAAAGCATCAAAGAGGTGAACTATGGCAGACGAAGTAGCAAAATTAACAGTCCTCGTGGATGCCGCCAGTTTTAAACAGGAGATGCAGAAACTTACCTCACAAGGATTACAGGTTAGTGGTAAATATGGAGGTAAGATTGGTGGTAAAGAAGCCGCTATAGTTCAAGCATCCGGAACAGCCGCACAAATAGAGGGTATCTATAAGGCTCTCCCGCAGGGAACTCGTGCGATGTACACGGTTCCAACTGGTACTGCACAAGTTGCAAACCAAACTTGGAGACAAAAATTAACTGGGGCATTTACTCAACAGAATATGTATCGTTTAAATAAATCATTATTCATGATGCAGATGGCATCTCTTGGTGTCGCATTCTCATTTCAATCAATTATGAATAGTGCTCTTGGTTTATTTTCTGGTCTTTCTGATCTCGGTGCAATGATAGCGGGTGGTGCTATAGGAACGGCGTTTGCTGGTATCGCTACTGGTGGCGCGAATACAACTGATATTGCTGGCGTGATGGGTGTAACTACTGAGATGTCCACGGCGGCATGGGCGGGTTTTACTGCAATCGTCAATCAATTTAAAGCAGTATTCGATGCTCTTGCAGTCAAAGTTCTTTCTCCAGATATGGTAGCAGCGATTTTATCCGTCATCGATGCAATCGCATCGCAACTGGCAAATCCAGAAGTATCGAAGGCAATTCAAGAAATTATTATTGCTATTCTTAATCTGGCTCTCGCAGTGCTTCCACTCATACCACTTATTGCGGAAGTTATAAATTGGTTAGGCGATACAGGACTTCTTGGATTATTTATCGGAATTATCTTTGCAGCACAAATATTACTTCCAACTCTCGCATATCTACAATTTATATTCCAAGGACTATTAATTGTTGGTGAGGCAGTTGCATTAGTAATGGCTATGTTCTCAATACCATTATGGGCTGTAGTTGCAGCAGTAGCAGCAGTAATTATTATTATTGATTTCCTCATTCACGTATTCGAGAATCTTGCGGCAGGAATGAACCCACTCGATGCAGTATTAACTGCGGTAGGGCAAACGATTAAGGACGTCATCAATATTATTATTGGTGCACTCAATCCAATACTCGGATTCCTCGGAATGTCTAAGATTGCAACGATGGATACATCCAATGGTAGAGAGACAGCACAGCAGACCACAGCAAGAACTACTGTGAATAATTTCAATTTCAACAAGAGTGTTAATACAGCCGATAAACGAGTGGCAACGCAGATGGCAAGTCAGGTCGGACAAGCCAGTATGGGGTGAGTAGATGTCAGTCGTTTTCACAGCATCAACAGGAGGAACTGCTTATACTGCTTACCTCAACGGCATCACTCTTACGAAGAAAAGTAATAACAAAATTACTCCAGTTAAAGGTTCGAGTCCAGTTATTGTTCGGCTTGGTAAAACTGCAACCGTGTCAGTAACATTCAGATGTTATGGAGATACGGACTTTGCTACAATTACGGCATGGGGAGGAGAAACTGCTATAGTGGTTTCCTCATCTTCCTATGCTGAATTACCAAATGGAAATTATCTTCTGAAAAACTTTGAATCTAAACAGAAGCCAGGAAATCTTCAAAACCGAGATATTAAGTTTGATCTCGAATACTACTACACGGGAGCGATTATCTAATGCCAGAATACACTGTGTCGGATGGAACAAATATCTATCCTCTTACCGAACTCGAAATCAGTTACACTGGTACTGAACTCGATGAAGCACAGTTTACTATTACTGGTGTATATGCTCTCGATACAGCAATCACAATTTATTCAGATACCACGGCACAATTTGTTGGATATGTAAAAGATGTCGAGGAAATTGAACAGGGAGCACTCTTTAAATATACTGCATACGAAAAGGCAGTGGAATTAAAGACAATGCCTTATTTAAGTTCTTCTTTAGATATTTTTACCAAATCAGCAATCACAGTCGCAAATCTTGCAACTGATATTCTCACCAGTGCTCCAGATTCAAATTGGGATCTTGCGGCTGGCATGGTAGACGCAACATCTGTTACCATGAATTTCTACCTTGTTAATCGTCTACAGGCACTTAATAAGGTACTGCGAGAAATGCAAGGATACTATGTCTTATTTGACTCCACTGCAAAGACAGTGAAGTTTTTAAATGCTACTGGTATCAACACGGATCGTTCTGCTACAGATATGCAGTATGTAACCAAAACTCTCGTATCATCTTCAATGCTCCGAGGTATCACACAGATTGTAGTCATTGGTAAAGATTCATCTATTCGTGGAACATATGGTTCAAGTACCTCTTCTCGCGCATACTATCAGGTGGACGATATCACAACTAACGCCGAAGCATTAAGTATTGCAACTGCGATATACAATGATATTGGTGTCAATTACTCCACATATAAAGTAACTGTATCTCCTGACCAAATCCAATATGATGTTCGGGATAAAGTAAAAGTAGATGGTTCATATTACTGGGTGAAGTCACTCATTCAGAGTATGGATGAAATTGAGATGATTCTCGACTCTGGTAAAATATCTGTTATCGAATCATTCGGCTCTCGTATCCATCTTATTGAAGGTAATTTTCCAGCAGGATCCGATCAACAGTGGTCTGGTGGAGTAAGTAATGTTGCCGCAAATAGTGCAGCATATACCGATTTTTCCTTTGATATAAAAGACGTTGCGATGGTTTCCGGAGCAATGCTCGATTGTGTGATTGGAAGTTTCGTTAAAGCAGCAGATGTTTCTACGTCTAGCGGATATTTATCAGATGTATCGTTTGTTAATAGTACATCTTCGGCAGCAGCGGTCGCATCTTATGGAAGTAATCCTTATTATTATCCAGATGGAAGTTATTTAACTTGTACAGGAATGACAAATGGATATCAGTTTGGTTCCGCAACTATATTTGCAGATTTCTTTGGTATAGGTTCTGCAAATAGACAAGTTACGTTGCAATTTTATTATAGCACGGATACTACAAATTGGTACACTCTTGGAGAAGAATTTAAAACCACATTACAGTATGATGGTGCATCAAATCACATAGTTCCAGTAATGCATACAATCTTTTTCGATGGAAGTACATCTTCTGCCGCTATATACATTAGATGCAATATAACGTCATCTGGTGGTTCTAATACAATTGGGGTATATTCTTATTCGAGAATAACAGTAAGAAGATTTCCACGACACCTTCATTCTGTCTCAACAACATATGATAAAACTACAACTGGAACGCCTCCAACAAAATTATATGCATATGTTAATGGAACCTATAAAGGGGAACTCACTCCCGGAACGCCAATCGCAATTAATACAAATCTTATCACTGGGAAAAATGTAATAAGATTCCAAACTGCGGCGTCTGCTGGGAATCAATGTTCGGTAAATCCCACGATTACATATCAAACTCTTGGCAAGTCTTAATAAGACTCCAACCAAATTAATCTGAACAAGTTGTCATACTCTCAATAATTTTTTCCAGCAGCATGTAATAACAATCCACTGGAACATACAAAATCATTTTGGTGATTCAATGAACGCAACAGAAACCTCCAACACAATAGTCACGCTGGACATTTACCATTATCGCAATGGAGTCCTTCTGGAGCACGTTAAACCGTACTCTGAGGCATCGCTGATTGAACGAGTCCTTTTCCATGTAGGACTGAAAAATCTAACAAGGAGCGCATAACATGTTACTGCTTAAGGCTATTCAGAATACCGCCACCCATTATGGCGCAACTTATCTCGGTCTTGCAATCGGCAAAGGAACTACCGCCGTTTCAATTTCCGATAATGCTCTCGTAACTGAGAGTCAGCGTGTTGCTACGATAAACACGATTGCTACCACGACCAACGCAAATGATACCTCTGTTCACACGGGTGATTTTACTATCACCTCTGGTGGAGCAGGTGCAATTACTGAAGCAGGTGTTCCCACGACTTCTACCACCGGTGGAGACTTTGCGGCACGTCAGGTCTTCAGTGCACTTAACTTCGTTGAGAATGATAACGTCATCTTTGTGTTTAAGTTTGTGACGAGTGGTTAATCATGGCACTCGGTGATGCGGTGGTAGTCGCACCAACTTCAATTAGTGCGGGTGCAAGCCTCACCATACAGCCTGGTTCTGGTGTAGAATGGATTATCCATAATATCTATTCTGCTACAGGATACTCGATTGAAATCTATCGAACAGATGGGTCTAACCCAATTCTGGTTGATAGTAACAGTACGGGTGGGCTTCTTGGTTATGCATTTCACCTCACTAATGCACAATATATGACCGTTAAGAATACTGATGCGAGCGCACGTTATATTTCATATGACGGAATCGTTTCCAAGGCATAATAGGAATGTTTAAACATGTCACTCGATAAAACTTTCAGGGCACTCCGACTCGACTCGGGCGCAGTTGTAACGAAATTTGATACCGATGGAACTATGGCTGGTAACTCAGACGTATATGTTCCGACGCAGAAGGCAGTAAGGACTTACGTCGCTGCACCAAAGGGTGTTGTCGATCTGTCTGGTGTTACTGTTGGAACAGGAACCACAGGAACCTTCATTAAGATGGGTGCAGCCGCAACTCCGGTTGCTCTCAATACCGCTGGTCAGTCTGGCGTTAAGATGTATGTCTCGACGACCGCAACTAGCGATACTACCTATGGACAGTATATTAAACTCTCCAGCACTGGTGTTGGCGGAGAAGCAATTGGTCTTCGCAGCAAGGCATCCGCAGGTGCCGCTGGCGTAGGTAATGCACATGGCGCACATTTCTCTCTTGAGTTTGGCGCACTTGCTGGTGATGTTACTGGGCTTGCTACCGCAGTTCGTGGTAACGTCGTTGTTCCCGACCGTGCAATCGCACAGGGTACTTATTACGGTGTGATGGCAGAAATCTTCGCTGAAGGAAACACTTCCGCTCTCCCAACTGCATCAAACGCTTGTCTGGCTATCAATGCACAGGCTGGAACCGCAATGGATTCAGTCGTGAATGCAATCGCATTTAATGGCACTGATGGAACCGGAAAGATGATTTATTCCGCAACCGACGCCACTCCTGATTGGACTGGTTCGATTCGTATCCTCGTTAATGGACAGAAGAGATACCTCCACTACACTAGTGCGCAGGCATCATAATAATTTTTTTGGTGAACTATGAAAATTGAAATGACAATTCCAGAGCGTTTATACACAATGGGTGCACTACCCAAAGAGGGTAGTTTTATCACATTGCGTTTAGTTCGTGAATTAAATACAAAACTCGGTTTCAGCGCTGATGAGATTACTAATTTTGAGATCACAGAAGAGGAAGGACTTGTCAAGTGGAACGCAATGGGCAATGACCCAGTAGAAATAGAGTTCGCTGACTCCGAGTTAGATGTTATTAAAGTTGAGTTTAAGAAACTCGACAGCGAGAATAAATTAAACATGAATTTGTTTAGCATCTATGAAAAAATATTTATGAGGTAATTCTATGCCACCAAAGGTTTTAAACAAAATAAGCGGATCGACTGGAGTAACGGATAGTGCAATTCTTCTTGCTGATGGAACCAATGGTGCTGCACTGAAAACGTCAAGTAAAACAATCGTGACCACACTGGGATCAAATGATACGACTATTCCTACCAGTTTAGCAGTCAAGACTGTAGTCGATGGAAAGAGAAATTATCATGGGTTTGTAAATAGAACAGATTCAACTATCGTTTGGAATAACACAGCAAAGTCAATCACTCTCACTGGAACATTTACATATTGGTATCAGGGAGTAGCAAAAACTCATTCCGATTCTCCTTCAGTAACCATGTCTGCGGGTCAGATTTCGACTGCTGGGTTATATTATGTTTATTTTAATTCATCCGATGTTCTTGTAATTTCTACAGTTATTCCATCATACGAATCTTCTGTATTTGTTGCACTTGTATATTGGAATACATCTGCCGCAATTGTTCGTGAAGAGCGTCATGGATACAGGCTGAGTCAAGATTGGCGCAGATGGGCGCATAATACCATTGGTTGCCGTTATGGAAGTGGTCTTGCTTTAACTATTCCAGTTAATACGGGATATCCGAATACAACTGTAAGTGTAGCAACTGGTACAATATGGGATGAAGATATTGATTATTCGAGTATTGCGCCTGCAACACAAGTTCGTACCTTCTATCAAACTACCGCATCTACACTAACCTTTGCTGACACACTATCATCGCAACCATATAAGTATGGTTCAACTGGTGTTCAGTTTGTAGACTCTACAAATTCATACGCATTAACCGACTGTGCATCAAATCGTTATGTTAATGTATGGGTGTATGCAGTTCCTGGAATTATTCCCGCAACTGGTGTCTATGGAGAAAATGTATCAATTGTAGTGGAAACAATTGCTGGCAATGCTGGTTATTCTTCAGCCGCAGCAGCACGTCTCGTGTCGCCACCAAATCTCGCCACTCTCACAGCAGTTAGTCCTGAGATTAAGTTAATCTATAGACTTGTGGTTAAGGGTGATGGAGTAATAGAAGAAATTCAAACTGTCGATGACTATCGTACTGCGACTACTATATCTGGTGGAGCAATAAGCACTATCGACGCTGCATCTGTAACATTCTCTCCAACTGGGGCGGTTTCATCTGTTACTGTTCAATCGGCGATTGCAGAGTTGGATACGGAAAAAGCAGCAACTACCAGAAAACTCGATGACTTCGGAACTCCCGATGATAATACCGATCTTAATGCAAATACCACAAATCATGGTCTTGTGCCAAAGGCAGTAGATCCAGTTACGGGAAGATATATTAACGTCGTTGGTATTGGTCCAGGTGAGACTATATATGCAAACAAAGCATTATATGATGACTCATCTACTCCCGTAATGGATGGTTCCGCAGCAACAGGAACAGAATTAGTTGCCGCTCGTAGAGATCACGTTCATCCAACCGATACTGCACTTATCGCTAAATCAACTGTAACAACAAAGGGAGATATCTTAGCGGCTACTGGAAATGCAGCGATTACAAGACTGGCCGTTGGTGCAACTAATGGTCACGTTCTTACTATCGACAGTGCAGAAGCAACTGGTCTTAAATGGGCAGCGGCAGGAAGTAGTTCTGGAGCACCAGTTCAATTTAGACGATATATTGAAGGAGAATGTTATACTACAACTTTGATGTATTATCGTGTAGCAGCAACGGGAACAATTTCTGAGGCTCGTGCAACTCTAGGAGCATTACCAGCAGGACAATCATTAAAGGTAGATGTTCGTAAGAATGGCATGGCTACTACCAATAGTATATTCACGTCAGATACTCCAATTGAAATTATTACAACCGCAACTGCTAGCAATGGAGTATATACTGCAACAGGAACTCTAGATTCTGGTCAAACATCGTGTTCTGCCGGTGATGTATTATATATAGTAATAACGCAGGTTGGTTCTACTAATGCTGGTCAGGATCTTGAAGCAGTTGTTATATTCTAAAGGTGATTAAAGATGCCACAACGAGTAGAACCTTATACTAAATTACTCATTCATGGTGATGGGTTGGTTGATGACTATGTTATTAAAGATCAGTGTGGAAACTCCATCACCAACACTTCTGTAACTCTATCAGCAACACAGAAGAAGTTCGGTAAATATTCAATGTATTTTACTGGAACTTCGTATATAACACTGCCAAATATAAATTTGGGAAGTGGAGATTGGACAATTTCATATTGGATTTACTGGAATTCTGCCTCTACTTATAAAACTGTGTTTATGTTGGGAGGTTTTAGTGCTGGTACAACTATAGGAGTACAATCTGGTAATGGAACAGTCAATCAAATAGTATATGTAGGCGGAACAGCAAAGTTCACAGAATCTGGTTCTCCAACAACTGCAACGTGGTATCATTATGCAATAGTTAAATCAGGAAGCACAATTACAATGTATAGAAATGGTACATCTGTCGGAAGTGCATCAGATTCTACAAATTTTGCTACAACTCAATATAATGCAATTGGGTATGATGTACAGTCATCAGCATATCCGTTGCCCGCATATATGACAGACTTTCAAATTGTGGTTGGTAAAGCAATTTGGACTTCTGCATTCACACCACCAGACTATTCTCCAAAAGGACGTAAGGGGTGGTACTAATGTCACTGTTTGAAAATTGCGTATTCTATATGGATGGAACAGTGAATAACTCCGATGCATATGGTCACACGGTAACAGCAACAGCCACGCCAACTAATGATACTGACAGAATCGGGTTAAATCATTCTCTTGCATATAATGGTTCTACACAATATTTGACAGTTACTGCCAATTCAGACTTTACTTTATCTGGAGATTTTACTCTTGCTGTGTGGTGTAAAACCACCGTTTATACACAAGATACTCATTTCCGTCGTATTATAAGTGGTGCTGCTGTAGACAATAATGCAGGATCACTTTCATTAACATTATATAATGGAGCCGCATCTCCAGATGTTAGCGTTTATACGAATTCACTTATTCTTACTGGTAATATTAGCATTGCTGATGGAAACTGGCATTTAGTTGTTTTGAATAGATCTGGAACTGATACTAAACTGTGGGTAGACGGAGTTCAATCTGGTTCGACTAAAACTTCTGATACTACTAACTATAATCGTTGGGCTACAATTAATTTTCATATAGGAGCCGCAGATAATACTCCACTAGGAAGATTTAACGGTAGTATAGGAGAGGTAATTATTACTAAATCATATGTAGATGCAAAGGCGTTATATAACATTACCAAAAACAAATACATCTATCCATTCCAGCGTGAAGAAAGAGGGTGCTACTGATGGTTCTTAATAAGATTAATCTAGATGATTGGGGTATTGGTAGTGCAAGTGATTATTGTAAATTATTTTTAAGTACTGGAAATTCTCCAACAGATTTATCTGGAAACGCTTCAACTATTACAGCAACTTCAATGATATCATCAATAACAAAAAATGGATCTATAGTTTTACAAACAGATAATACAAATGCACATTATATAACATCGGTTGAAGGAACTGCTGATAATTATAATATCTCATCTGGAGCATTTACAATATCATTTTGGGTAAAAGTTAATACAGAAAGAGCCAATGGATTATTTTTATCTTTAAATATAACTGATTATACATCTGGAAATTCTAAATTAAAAATAGACTCTGGTGCGGCAGCAACATCGCTTGTTATAACTGGTGGTAGTGCATCTACACAAACTGTTGTTTCAAGATCAACTAATTGGACACATTATGTATTATCTGCGAGCAGTGCTACATCAATATTACTTTACGTGAATGGAGTAGTTAATAGTTCTGCTTTTTCAGTAACATCTATAGCAGACGCAGATAGAATCGTAATTGGCTCATTTTCAGCAGGAAATCCAACATCAGCAAGTTTTAAAGATGTTGCTTTATTTAAAGGAATCGCTTTAACTTCAGAACAAATTCGTGCACTTTACAATGCAACTTATATAGAATAATCAAATTGGTAATGATGCTTCGGCTGAGCCTTTTGCAAAAGGTTATTTCTACCAGTATGTAATAAAGATTTGGTAGACAGTTAAATGGTGAGAATAATGGGTCAGCGTGTACTTAATGAATATTTAGAAGGAACTGCTTCGGGAACTACTGCGGATGCATATTCAACCGCTCTCACTCTCGACTCAAGATCCTTCAATGCTGGAACGATTGTTATTAAGAACACTCATTCCACAAATGTATTGACATATAAAATTACTGGATATGCAAATTATGCAGGTACAGTAGGAATTGCTGATGTCTCTGCTGCCGATATAAACGGAGCAGCATCTATTACTTACGAACGAACCGCTGCTAAACCCCGTGGTAAAATCGTAGTGGAAGTTAAAAGTAAAGTGACATCTACACCAGCAACATTCACAGTAGAATATATTCAGGTGGCTTAAAATGGAAACAATTGAACTTGTAGAAGGCGTAAAGATTGTAGATATGTTCGTTGGAATCTCCAGCGATCGTGAGGAAGGACAGAGTGGACGCTGGGAGTTAAATGCTCTCCCGCGTGAACAGATGTCTGCGCTCGGAACGAAGATGTATGTTGCCGTTGAATTTGCAGACGAGTTTGAAGTCGGAGATGGTGTCACTCTCGCTTTCCAGTTTGATGACTACTCTGAAATTCAGAAGTTTGGTGTCGATAAGACTCCGCAGAAAAATAGGGAAGTCTTTGACTTTTCTCCTCCGTATAAATCAGTAAAGATTAAAAAGGTAGGAAAGCATACTCTTAACATCTTTGTTGGTGGAAAGGATGTGGAAGATGCAAATCTCTCCATTGAAAATTCCATTACAGCAGTTAAAGTACCATACATCATTGTGGCTTAAGGTGGTCACAATGGCTAAAGTATTTTTAATTGATGAGGAACTCGCAAATAAAATCATAGATATGCTTGACGACAAACCTTATAAAGAAGTCTATGAAATCATGGAAGGGTTGCTTCATTTAAAGGAGGCTCCTGTTGTTGAGGTGCCAAAATGAGTCCGTATAAAGTTGGATCAGAAGTCGATGAACAGATTGCTGTTCTTTCAAATGATTCCGATGTGAGAATCTACAATCCGAAGGATCCATACGACACCCCATCAGAAAGAGACGAAACCTCTGACTTTATCTTTAACACATTCTTCTTCTGGACTGGTGCAGGTGGAACATTTTCTACCTGGCGAGAAAGACATATCTTCCTCCGTGGATTCTATAATGGATTCAATACGGAACTCCAAGGTAAGTTCTCTGCATGTCCTACAATGTGGGAAGACGAAGCACAATACTACGAGGCTGGTCAGGAAGCAGGATATCTGTTGAAGGCTGGAGTAATCGCTGCGGCTGGTGGATCGGGAATAACTCTGACTGCATCATCGCTATTACCAATGCTACTCAAGTTAATCGGAATGTGATAGTATGGCAATAGACGGATTAGGAAGGGTAATCATCTCCAATAAAATTGATGAGCATGGGCGCATGGTCTTTGCTGGAAACTTTAATGAATTTGGTCATTACGCGAAGGCAAGTCAATTTGTTACGATTGTCCTGACTGAAACCGTTAGAGTGGTTGCATCAATGGGTAATAAGAAGTTTACTCGCAACCTCGTAGAACCAGTTCATGTTGCAGTAAATGTTCTGCGAACCTTTAATAAGACTCTGGTAGAAACTGTGCATGTGACAATAAACACTTCCAAGACTTTGACACGCACTTGTACTGAAAGGGTGTTAATAAGTATTGGTAGCACACGCAAATTGACAAGAGAGTTTGTTGAGCATGTTCATATTGCAGATATCTTCAAAAGGTATTTCAGATACATATTTGATGAAACAGTAAAAGTCAATGCAAATATGGGTAATACAAAATTCACTAGGAACATTATAGTTCCAGTGCATGTGTCCGATAGTATCACGAGGTCATTTGAACGAGTATTCACTGAATCAGTTCATGTAGCAGACTCTCTTATACGAAAACGGATGTTCGAGTTTGTTGAAACTGTCAAGGTGTCAGTATTCACTACACGTTCATTAACGCGAACATATGTTCAGCATGTGTATGTATCTACGACAATGTATAATACCGTGCGATTTGTTATGAAGAAATTATTCTCAAAGGCAAAGGGATTATATCGTGGAGTAGTTCTTAAAATCGAAGACGGACGTGATGTGAAATGAGAATTAAACAAGGAGATTTATTTCCTTTTGAATATGTTCTGACATATGATGATAGCACTCCAATTGATCTCTCTGGAGCGACCGTAACCATAACAACTATCCTCGATGAGGCTTCTTCACCAACAGTTGATGCGGAAACTTGTTCAATAACTGATGCCATTAACGGGGTAATAAGATACTCCTGGCAATCTGGAGAAACCGATGTTACCGGAATGTATCGTATCGAATTTGTGATAACTTTCAATAGTGGATCCACACTCACGGTTCCCTCTGGGGATGTTTTATGGCTTTTAATCGTGGCTTCGACGCATCCTCCAGTGGTGACACCATGAGTAAAATTTTTAATAAGGACTCATCTACTCTTGATACTATAAGAGTAATGACTGAGAAATTAAATAAGAAAGAAAAGGAGTTGGTGGCGGCTAATAAGCGATTTCGCGTCTTATTTGATCACGCGCCACTCGGTATTATCGTAACATCAAATCGCGTAATTGTAACAGCAAACAGTTATATGTATAATACACTCGGATATACATCCGAAGAACTCATAGGAAAACCTACGAGGATGCTATACGCTACAGAGGATGAATATCAAAAGGTAGGTATCCTTCTTACCATGCACCAAGAGTTCTCTTGTCGTGTTCATATGATAAGGGCGGACGGAGTAATAAAAGAATACACACTCAAAGTAACCAAAATCTCTACTGACGAGAATGTGGCTAGTATTTATATAGAGATGAGGGAATAAAGATGACTTCCGATGGAGATTGGTCTGAATGGAGAAACCACGTTCTAAAAGAGTTAGAAAGGCAGAACGATAATAATGAGGCTCTCAATGACAAACTCGACACACTCAACTCTCGACTCGATACGTTTGAAAAGACTTGTCTCCAAAAAGAGGGTGACCAAAAGGTCAATAATGCGGTGACAGCCCTGAAAATTTATTATATGGATGCAGTGATAGGTGGTGCATCCGCAATTTTAGTTTTGGGAGTGCAATACTTACTCAGTCATTAGCGCAATAAGTATCCTCCACAATATCCACATGCTTTTCTAAACTGAAATGCTTATTCAATTTATATATCTGCGTGAGAATCTCTCGCGCTGCTTCTTTTATGTTAGTTCTATCGAACTCACATTCGTTGATGATGCGATTTAGCGCAGCGAGCAGTTTGCTCATGGCGATAGCATCCTCTTCCATCTTGTATTGCTTAGCGATGCGTCGGTATTCAGCCTTAACGGTGTTAAGTTGCTTCTCGATAATCTTCCGATCTTCGTCGATAGCATCGAGTTTTTGTTCTCGTTCTTTAATCTGTGATTCAAGATAGTCAAGAATAAGTGTGTTCTCGAACTCCTCGTCCTGCGAAATCTTACTTAATGCTCGTTCAAGAACTTCGCTGATGTTGATTCCATTCTTCTTGGCGTTCTGATACTTATCTGTATCAACGTAAACACTGTGCTTCTCCCGAACCATTATAACGCCTCCCCAAGATTTAGAATTGTTTGCACCGAGTCTGGTCGTATATTATTGAGATTTAATTCGATGATCGCTAATTGAATATTTTCACTAACCACATGAATTGGTTTAAGATTATTTTTAAGATAAACTTGGAAACAATACTTCATGTGCATTTCCCTCCAAGTAAATATTTTATTTCAGTAAATACTCTTTCGATGTCTACATTATATAACATCCCAGTAGAGTATTCGCTCCACTCATCATTATCAGTGAGATATTCGAGTTTAACTCTCAGAAGTTTCATTATACCCACCTCGAAAGCGCGGGAACGCTATCAACAAAAGCCACAAGTTCCTGTCGTGTAAATTCTTTAAATTTACATTCCGTCGTCGTTATTGCGGAATCAGTAATAACTATATTAGCCTCTGGCATTTCGGTTAATAGTACAATCTTTTCATTCGTCTTGAGTTTATTAAGTCCATCAAGAATACCACCAAGATTACGAAGAAGATAATCAACCTCACTTCTAGTTAGAAGCATACCATCCAACCACTCGTTATCCTTATGAGTGCCATCATATGTTACGAGTATAATTGAGTTTCTATTAAATATTTTAAATGACATAATCACACCTATGGAAATTCTATATTATATATGTTTAATTTATATTCTTTGCAACCATATATTATTAGTCGTAACCGATCGAATAATCCTAAAATTCCATAATGTAATTTGTCATTACAGAAGTCACAACCCTGTATTTCGCCACATCTAACCCATTCATAATTGACACAATTAATACACTTAACCATTATTTCACCAACCTAACCTTGTTACCTGCTCTTTCGATCATATTGAAACGAACCATGTCATTCAGGACTGAGTTCATCTGCTCTGCGTTCCAACCGACCATCGTACACTCGGAAGCAAGCATCTGCGTGTTTGTTGCGCCACCGAGAATCTTAATCATATTCTTCATCAGACCAAGATCGACACCGAGGTTAATCTCAAGTCTCCATTCCTTCTCACGGTTGAGAAGTTCCTTCAGTTCAGTGTTGATGGTGAGTTCCATCTTCTTCTTTGCGCCGAACTTTGCAAGATTATATCCGAGGATTAACTGATCGTATAACTGCGCCTCGAAACTAAAGATTCCCATTCGCTCGTAGAGGTCAAGAATCTCATCGGGATATTCAATCCTATCAATTGTGTTCATACTCGCTACGAAACTCTTATTCATATTCTGAATCTTGAGCATCTCGGATGGATCCGGCTTAATGTTCTTTGCATTGTGCCGTGCTTCCATGATCATCTTATTATCCTTCCGTGTAGGCATGAAAAGCATGTAACAGAACCTACGACCAAGACCAGACGACATATCAATCTTGGCTGGCTGAACTCCTGTCCAAAGAGTAAGGCGAGTATCGTACTCGTGCATACCCGAGGCCAGACGCTTAACTACGTGACCGCCATCGAGAATGGTAAGCAACTGCGAGTCCATCTGATTATTAGTCGATGACTTCATCGCTTGGGTGATGCCACTGAACTCATCAATGAGCATCATACCCTCGTTGTAAATTGCTGCTGCGCCTGGAACAAACCTCGGCTCACCAAAACCATCCTTACCAATCGTTCCAACAAGACCTGCTTCGGTCATGGACTGCTCGTATCCCACTTTGATTCCAGTGTTGTTGAAAATTCCCACAGTCGGATCTCCAGCCATATTAGTTAAGTAATATGATTTCATGAATCCGGCTGGACTCACGAAGAGGATAGGAAGACTGCTATTAAGAATCTTCTTTCCTTCATAAAAAATCTTCCTTTTATTATTCATGAGATTGAAAACGTGCGTTGCATATGAAATTGTATAGAATGGAGCAAACGTCTCATATTTATACGCCTTGCGATCTTTCATTTCTTCGAGAACCATATCATATATCATTTTAAACTCCTCATTTCATTATAAATATCTTCTCTATCTTTGAGATAAGTGATCGGCACTCTACCACCATATATAATTGTATTCTGGAAAAACAATCCCAACATTAATTCCTCTCGTTTAATTATTGAATATGGTAAGATTTCACAAATAACCATCGCTGCTTCTTTACCACGAACCGTTAATGTATAAATCGGTTTATCTTTGTAGGTTTTACTTTCAAAGATGCTACCAACTTCAAATATATTCTTAATTTTAATAATAGCATCGAGATTTGTATTAGTGACACTTATCATTAACCCATAATAAGTATTCTTTGTTCGAGTCATCTTATGTATATGAACACAACCTTCACCATCAATTAATCCTGCTGCCCACGCAATATCAGTTTCTTTCATACTATCACCATAGTTTAATAAGCGAACAAAAATCGCTGAGTGGTAATTATACCACATTAAGCATTGTTAAAATCTTTTTTGATTTAACTGCCCCAATACCTTTAGTCTTTGCGAGTTCACTGGATGTTATTTTTGCTATCTTTGTGAGTGAACCATATTTTTGATGAATCTCTATATACTGAGGAATAGTAATACCAAGATACCGTGCGATTAACGCCTCTGGATGAGCCTTTGTGGGAACAGAAAGATTGCCTTCATCTACATTCTCCATGTATCCCACCATCACATTCAATGCGTCTTTCTCGTCCTCAATCCAGATAATCTCAAAGTTATATCGACAAGCGATATCATCAATGCACGAGTAGATAATCTTCTCGTTGATGAACTTCTTATACCTGCGCATGGATTTGACATACTCGGATAAGGATCCAGTAATAAGGAGTACAAGTTTCATATCATCGAATTGCGCCATCCGATTAACCTGTGACCAGATGCGCTTGTCCATGATGCTCCCATAGAGATCTCCTATCTTCTTGCGTTCACAAAGAACTTTAGTGCTTCGGTAATCTCCCTCTTTCAGAGTAGCCAACTGAAACTTCGTCTTTGGAAAAGTCTTCTGTAAATACTTAATTATTGTTTTGGGTTCGCGTGTATCCACGTCAATTGAAGTCATTCTCTGTCGCCCATCTGTTCGTTCTGTGAGAGATTGGTGAAACAGATATCACCGTTTTTATTTCTCCACACTCTTATTTTACCAGAACCTTTGCAACGACTACAGCCATTTCCATGACAGTCGAAACAGGTTTCAATAGTCTGTTTTAATCCGATATTATACGTCGCTTCGTCCATAGAAAATCACCTTGAAGTTGAGATACCATCCGTAGACTACGATTGGTATTAATACGAACCAGATGTAAAACTCTGGAATCATTTCTCCGAACTGGTTAATTGTGACTAGCGCAGCGGCTACTCCACTGAAGTAAGCCACCCACCAAATTGCCATCGCCCAAAGGAACATAGCAAACGTATAACACAGTGAGAAGATCTGAATAAGATATTTCGCTTGATTAACATTCATCGAGTCCACCCAGTTATTGTTGTTCTTATATCATTAACAATGGACTGAGGCTCTAACTTTCTCTCATATTTATCTATATTATTTTTTATTGTAGATAATGCAGAGTCTAATTCATTGCGATCAGGAAGTATGAATACTTCACCACGTGGAACTTCTGTACTTCTTAATGCAATACAATATGATGTACCATGTGCATTTACAGACATACAATCCTCATCTTCACCTCTAGCAGTTCCAATTACTATTTTCCACCCTCTATATTCTCCCAACTCCGTTTGTACGGAATCTATTGTTTCTGGGTATCCATTCATCATCGCACCTTTCCGTCTCCCAGATAGTAATTACCATCTGCGAAGATGATAACATTCGCCAAGATGAGTTCCTCTACAAGTCCATAGAGAACATTATCTAACTGTGCGTGGACGTTACCGTGCTCGCTGGGTGAACTACATACGAACAAATTCTTCGGGTGGTTATCTTTCTTATTGAGGTTGATGTGGTGAACGTGCTCCCAAGGTTTGAGTTTTCTGCCAGCCACAATCTCTGCCACCTGTCTGTAGTTACGAATCGCTCCTGTAGACATAAAATCATATTCATTATACGGAACCTCGTGTGTTAATCCTTTAATCAACTTCGACTTCATCTTACGAACGGATGTAGTCGTTCTACCCATCTTCTCTGCGATCTCTTTATTTGGGAGAGTCATCAATGATTTCAGCATACGAATATTCGCATACGTCCAGAAGCGCTTATTAGTAACGGTACGACAACCATACTTTGAGAGTCCAAGTTTTTTAACCCTCGACTCTACTGCTTCCTCACTATGACCGACCCATTTTGCCAACTCATATGAGTTCATCTCAAGATAATGATTCTGTAAAAATATATCTTGAACTTCAGTCCACTTCATGTTAGTCCTTCTTACATAAAAGTAAATCTATATTCACTTCGCAATTTCCATATTTATGCTTAACAAGAAAGTTATGAATCCTCGTCTTTATGTAGGTTTCAATTTTATCATTTTCTTGTGGTATTTTAAACGCATGAGAGCGAGTCATTTCCTCAATATACATATTACCAGTAACTCCATATCACTTCATTATCTTCCACATAAGGAGAGAAGTGCATCTCAATCAAAAGTTTAGTCAAGTCACGAGATGGCTCAACAATATTAAGAACGTGCACCCTCATATTTACAATCTTTATTGCTTTTAAAATTACATCTCTATCAACGGTAGTAACTCCATACAGATAAATCTGTTTAGGTTTAACGACTGCTTTCACAAAGAATATTTCATCATTTAAAAGATTTAGGATTGTGGCAGAGAGTTCAGTTCTTCCTGTGATAGAGGTCGATTCGACGGACGTGATACTTCCTCAAAGGTTAGATTGATCCCATCGTGTTTAAAGTGGGCAATCTTTTTACCATCAAAGAAAATATCTTCAAAGATAAGATTACCTTTCTCACGTTTCTTAAACGTGAGTTTTCTCATCACGAGTGCGTTCACATGCTGCTGCTTAAAGCGTAAGATACGCTTGATTTTCTGCTTCTGTGCGTCGGTCATACTTTAATCTCTCCCTTCTCCGAGTATTCAATCAGCCAGGTGAGATAGACCTTAGCCTTGCGAAGATCCTCAATGCCATTCTTTTTATCAGCACGAGAAATGTACTTGATTACATTTCCCTGAAGGAATCCAATGAACTGATCCTTCTTCATTGTCGCAGCCATATACTCGATAGGCTGGATCTTCTGCGATTCATAATGCGGCTGATGAGCCACATCTACCGTTTGCACTTTACATGCGCATCCTTCTTTTTCCATTTACTTCGCCTCGAATAAATTACAATCCTCTATCTTCCAAGAAAGGTAGAAGCAATCTTGATTCTTTACACAGAATCCTGTGTCTTTATCAAATGCATCTATTGGGATGCAATGAAGACACTTACCTAGACAAGGAATCATTACTCCTCGTAATCTTCACAATTCTCACGCTTCATTGTAAGGAGAAGTTCATGACCTCTCCCACAACGATACGCATCATCTTCTGGATCTCCTTCATCTGCATGAATACACATCCAGCAATCATTTACGAGCACTTGCTCTTGCCGCAATTCAAACATACTTGGCAACCTTCCTGCATGACAAACTTTGGGTTATCACAACACTGTTCCTGTTGATTCTGTGGTGCTACTGGAATCTTATTAGATGCTGCGAGAACTGGAACACTATTGTTCTGCTCAATTATGCACGCAAGCCTATTAACAGTGTTATTAATGCACTTTCCAGTAATATCAGCGCACGACTTTCCACCAGACTGCTTATTGTTCATTGCAGTGTTACACTTAACACGCCCGAACTGCTTAACGTAACTTTCAGCAGGCGTTCCACAGTCAAGTCCGACTGAAATGGATCGTCCAATTGCTGCCATGTTTCCTGTACAACCGCCAGTTCCATCTCCTTCAACGAAGACTTTCGTAGGTGATTCTCCATCGTGTCCAACGATAACGTAGAATTTCCCACATCCAGACCTGACTTTGTAGATGTATGCTGGAGTAATACTTTCATAAAATTCGTCCTCAACCCAATCAATGATGTTATCAGTGACGGTAATATGATCAGTTTCCATCTTCTTCTGGCTTGATGTTTCCGTCACGCTCGCCTTCGTCAAACATAACACTTCCTCATCCCTTGAACCTGAACGATAGATGGTAAGACCTTTGCAGTTGGATTTCCAAGCAAGGATGATCGCCTTTGCAATATCTTCACGAGTTGCCTCTTTCGGCATATTGATTGTCTTACTAACGGCATTGTTTACATGCTTCTGGAACGATGCCTGCATCTTGATATGATCCTGATACGATATATCCATTGCGCCACGGAAGAGTTTCTTGAAATCCTCTGGAAGCCAATCAATATCTTGTATAGTTCCTTTCTCCATAACGTGTTTTACAACATCATGGTAGAGATTCATATCTCCTTCTCTCTCACAGATAATCTTGAGTTCTGCATCAAACTGTGGGTGAACTACGACCCTCTCACCAGTAGTATCCTTACGGGTGTACGCCCATGCGAACACTGGCTCGATACCAGATGATACTCCGGCGAGAATACTAATCGTTCCAGTTGGCGCGATAGTAGTCCTAGTTGAATTTTTTGGGTTCCGCATATCTCCTGAAAGATGACAAGAGGCAACATAAGCGTCACCATCAATGTAACTCATAAGTTTTTCACCAAGAGAGAATGCTCGCTCATCATCGTAAGGGATCCTCATCTTGAGAAGCATGTCATGGAAACCCATTACGCCAAGACCAATCTTACGAGTTCTCTTTGTAGCCGTCTCAATTTCTTCCAGTGGATACTTATTAGCATCTATCACAGCATCTAAGAAGCGAACAGCAGCATACGTGGTTAGATATAAACGATTGAAATCAATCTCTCCATCCGGAAGAACAAAGTTTGCGAGATTAATACTTCCAAGATTACAAGATTCATTTGGAAGAAGAGGCTGCTCACCACACGGATTGGTTGCTACCATATCGCCGAGTTCTGGGTTGGGGTTATCTCTGTTGATGGTGTCTTTAAAGAGAACTCCTGGCTCTCCATTCTGGTAAATACCTTCGACGATTTCTTTAAACACATCATCGTAATCAGAATTACCACGAGGATAAGTAGTTGAGATCATCTTCATGAATTTGTCATCAAGCATAACCGACAGATTGAAATTCTTAATCTTACCCTCGGTGCGTTTACACTTGATGAACTTAAGAATCTCTGGGTGAGTGTATTCGAGAACGCCCATGTTGGCTCCTCTACGTTTGCCACCCTGCTTGATTGCATTAGTAGCAGCGTCAAACACTTCCATGAATGAAACTACTCCAGATGCAACTCCGTTTGTGGATTTAACTGTACTTCCTTCTGCACGAAGTGAAGTGAAAGAAAATCCTGTGCCACCACCAGTCTTATGAATAATCGCTGCGTTCTTCACGGCATCGAATATACTGGGAATTGAATCCTCGACGGGAAGCACGAAGCATGCAGATAACTGACCTGATGCTGTTCCTGCGTTCATCACCGTTGGTGAATTTGGAATGAAATCCTTATTACCAATGAGATCACGCATATCTGAAATATCTTCGGCTGTTTTACAAACTGCTCCGACAATACGCTCCGTAATATCTTTCCAGTTGTTTTCGCCATTGGCGCAATACCTTTCTTTGATTAATCTATCCTCATATTCTCCCATGTTACTCTCCAAACCAATCGAAATCTTTTAAGAAGTCTAAATCTTCTTGCGTCATCATATTGTCTTCAACTATCTCATGATATCCCAATGTTTCATAGATGAAAACAAAGAGTGGGTCTAACATAAAAATTAGAGGTCTACCCTACCAGTTGTAGGGAAGTCAAGGGATGCGCGGAATTCCGTGTACTTATTGATCCAATTCATGAAGTGATACTTATTAAGACCACTTGCCTTGGTAGTAATGCAATGAGTCCTAAACTGCATTGCGTAAGAAGTCATCATTGCAAAAACATCAGTCTTCGATGCATACTTTTTATATACATCCGTGACGTAAATAAAATCATTATTCATAGTCTTTCCAATCTGTAATTTAATAGTCGTCATAATTCTACTTCCTCAGGTTTACACATTCCACAGTACGAAAACATCACCATCGAACACGAGCGCGGGAACACATTCATTTCAAGTGCGTCGCGGAGTGCTGCAATCTGTCTATCTACTGTCGTCATACTTCGCTTCGGGATATCATAAGTCTCCGCCTTCTGCAACACCGGATTGATGATACGGCATGTTGTCGCTGGAAGTGTCGGATTAACTTCATCCCAGAGTTTCTTATAAAGTGCTGACTGCAACTTAATAGACGCTGGTTTAATCTTCGCTCCTGTTTTATATTCAACAATACAAACGCTTTTCTTATCCTCGTTCAAATCTACACGGTCAATAAAACCAGTGAGATACTGAACTGGACTTTTAAGTTTCTTCTCTACGCAGAGAGGATACCAAAGATCGCGTCCAAGTTTCTTTAACTGTTCATCCTCGTATTCAAGGAACCACCGAGCATTATCTTTCTCTGCTTCCGTGAATGTCTTTGGGATACATTCTTCCCAACTTCCTACAGTAAGCATATCGTTATGAAGAATAAACTTCTCCGCCCAATCATGGAATCTCGTACCGAGTTCCATCGCTGGTGAAGGAGGTGTTCGTATCTTCTTGATATAACGCAGATAGAACTGTCGAGGACAGATGTTGAAAGTTTCCAACTGACTCTTTGATATATACCAAGTAGCTGCATCAATATTATGATTTTCAAGTTTTTCCGTCATGTCTACTCACTACATTTCTACAATATTCAACAAACTCCTTAAACGTTCTATTGGATTTAGTGGTGTTGCATTTATTGCAAATAATCCAAATATTATTTTCCCGTATGGCAGACTCATTATTGATTCTATCAAGAGTTTTATCTTTATCTGAAATAAATTTGGTTCCACAAATAGGACACTCTTTGACAGATGTAAACAAATTCTCAACGAATTTTATAGAGACACAGATATTATATCCACAATCTCTATGGTGTCTAATAGAATCTTTAGATTTAAACTGCATTAAATTATTTTTTCTATGTACACGTTGCCGTTGCACATTACATAGTTTACATCTAGTATCATATCCATCTGTACGACTTGAATCTTTTCCGAAATCAGATAAATCTTTAATTTCTGAGCAGATAGAGCATCGTCTACGAGTATCAGTCATTTTCTATTCTCGGGGCTAAATGCCATATTAATTCTATAGTATCATCGGAGGCTTCGAGTTTACAGGGATAATCAGTATTTAAATAAATCTTAATATTTTCCACTCTACCCTTTTTAATTACCTTTGCCATTTTAAGCATATAATCAAAACTAAACCCGG